TGGTTAGATAAAGCTGAAGGAGTTATATTTACAAATTGGAAGTTAGGAAAATACGAACACGTAGGTAAAAGTATATTTGGACAAGACTTTGGTTTTAGTAATGATCCTACAACTTTAATAGAATGTAATATAGACGCTTCTAACAAACGCATTTATATAAATGAATGTTTCTCTTTACAAGCATTAACAACGTCGCAGATATACAATCTAAATAAACAATACGTTAATGATGGTTTAATTGTAGCAGATAGTGCTGAACCAAGATTGATTAGTGAGTTAGCTAATTTAGGTTTAAATATAGTTCCAACTATTAAAGGGCAAGGTAGTGTTACTTATGGTATTAGTTTATTACAAGATTATGATTTAATAGTAACACCTGAATCAATTAATTTAATCAAAGAGTTAAACAACTACTGTTGGTTAGAAAAGAAATCTAATACTCCTATTGATAATCATAATCACTTATTAGATGCGTTACGTTATGCAGTTAGTTATCAATTAGAAAATCCACATAAAGGAAACTATTATATATTTTAATATGACATACGGAGAAATTATAGCAACAATAGAATGTTATATTTATTTGGTAACAAATCAAAATGTATTAATAGGTATGCCAAGAAACGTTGGAGAAATAAAGAAAATGAAACAGATGTACGAAGTAGCTAAACAAGAAGTGTTGTATATGTGGCAGGTTTAATTTTTTTTTATATATTTGCAAAAACTAAAACGTTCTTACAATAATTTACAATAGCTTGGGGAAGCATAAAACCTATTTTGTTAGTTTATAGGTTTAATTTTAAAACGTTAAATATTTGTTAAAGTTTTAAAATACTTTTGTATTGTTAATAACAGTTGTATATTTGCGTATCAATAACAAACAAAAAAAACAGAAATTATGACAACTTTAATTAAAAATTTAGAAAAAGAATTAGTAAAATCAAATATTAATTCTCTAAAATTAGAACAAAAATATTATGATTCAAGAAATGAAAAAAATGATTATAATGGTTGTATGAATATTTATTCAAAATTAAAAAATTCTTGGGAAGTAAATAGTATTTTAGAAACTGCATTAATACAATTAAAAAATAGAAAATAAAAAAAAGGGGTGCAGCATCCTTCAAACTGCAATTTAAAACAAAACAATTATGAGAACAGCAATCGGAATTATTTTAGCAACAATCGGAATGCACACCGATAATTATTTAGTACAAGGTGCAGCGTTTATAGCTTGTTTTATAGTTATTTACTATGACATAAAAAATGATAAGTCATTACAATAAATGCTGGGACAAAGGATTGAAGATATATCCTGTACCTATTAAAGAATATTATCATATTGGCAAAAGACAAATTGCAAAATGTAAAATAGCAATAGAATCAGCAAACAAAGTAAATATAGGAACTGTAATTTACAAACAAGATGAAAGTTTGTATGACAAAATAAATGAGTTATATGTTTACTACTCAAACAAAATAGTTTAAGTTTTTTTAGTTAGTTAATTAAGCAATCAGAAATGGTTGCTTTTTTTGTTTTATACAAATAACTATGTAATTAATTTTTAAATAAAAAATGAAGATTAATATTAACATTCCTGAAACACTAAACGAAATAACTTTATATCAATACCAAAGATTTGAAAAGTTAATAAGAGATAATGAGCCAAGTGAATTTGTTAATCAAAAGACTATCGAGATATTTTGTAATATAGAATTAAAAGATGTTGCAAGAATAAGAATAGCAGATGTATCTGATATATTAGCACACATAAATAATTTACTACAACAAAAACCTAAACTTAAACAAACATTTAAACTTGGTGTTTATGAGTTTGGTTTTATTCCTAAGTTAGAAGATATTACTTCAGGTGAATTTATAGATTTAGAAACTTGTTTAAGCGATGTTGAAACATTACATAAAGCTATGGCAGTTTTATACAGACCAATTACCAGCAAAGTAAAAGACTTATACAATATTGAAGAATACAAAGGAACGAATGAATATAGCGAAGTCTTAAAATATATGCCTTTAGATATTGCTTTTGGTTCTATGGTTTTTTTTTATCATTTGCACAACGATTGCGTGAACAATTTGATGGACTATATACAGAACGAAGCGGAACAATCGGAACAAGTGAAGCAGCTTTTGGAAAAAAATATGGGTGGTATCAGTCAATTTACGCAGCAAGTCAAGGAAACATTCTCAACATTGATGCAGTTACCAAACTACCAATTAAAAAATTAATGATGTGGTTATTATTTGAAAAAGAAAAAACAGAAATAGAAATAAGAAAAATTAGAAACAATGGTATATAAAATTATAGAACAAATCAAAGAAGCGTTGCTTGAAGAACCATTTGTAAACACAGTTACAGAAGGTGATTTATTTGATGTAGATTTAAGCAAACAAACTATATTTCCTTTAAGTCATATTATGTTAAATACTGCATCACATCAAGGCAATGTAATTCAGTTTAACGTTACTATGTTAATGATGGATTTGCTTAATCAAAAAGATGATGATAACAAAGTAGATATTTGGAACACACAACTTGCGGTTTCTATTCGTATAATGGATAGGTTAAACAGAGGTGATTTAAGAACAGACTTTTGGGAATTAACAGGCAATCCTACATTTGAACCATTTACTGAAAGATTTGAAAATGATTTAGCAGGTTGGGCAGTTACGTTTGATGTTGTGGTTCGTAACGATATGTCATTATGTTGTTAAAAGAAAACACAAAAGAATATTTAAACTCTTTTGCTAAATACGTTATTCAGCAGAGTAGAAGTAATTTATCAAAGCAAGGTAAGAATGTAGATAAAAAACTTTACAATAGTTTAGATAAAGAAATTGATGTTGGTGCTAATAGTTTTCGTTTAGCTTTTTTAATGGAAGATTACGGGGCTTTTCAAGACAAAGGAGTTTCAGGTACAAAAAAGAAATACGATACACCATTTAGCTATAAAAGTAAAAAGCCACCATTAAAACCAATTACTGACTGGGTAACAAAACGTAGATTTCAATTTAGAAAAGATGATGGTAAGTTTATGAGTTATAAATCAACTGCATTTTTAATTCGTAATTCAATATTTAAAAAAGGTATTAAGCCAAGTTTATTTTTTACCAAACCATTTGAGAAAGCATTTAAACGTTTACCTGATGAATTAATTGAAGCGTATGGTTTAGATGTAGAACAATTTTTAGAATATACAATTAATAAGAAATGAAAAAAATATTTGTAAGAAGTCCGTATTTTGTAGAAGTAGATGAAGCAAGTCAAATTGAAGTTAGACTTGAAATATTCCTTTATTACAAAGATGATTCAGTACCTGCAGAACCGAATTATGTAATCACAGAAAAAGTACCAAGTTTAACACAAAACAAAATAAGTATTAATGTGGCTAACTACGCAAAGGATTTTATTAAACCTATTGCACCAGTTACAGTTACATTACCTACTGAAGAAAATGTTAATACTTGGTGTTATATGCAAGTTGTAAGTTATTCAGATGATGTTGAAATAGAAGATGAAACGTTTGTTTGTTTGAATGGATATACTAACTATTCAGGTGGCTATAATTATTCAACTACAAGCGATTTCTTTGCTTTGTCAAACACAAATATTAAAAGATTTTTAGCTACTAACAATTCACATTACTTTAATGTATGGCTTGGTGTAGATGATTTCATTTATGATAATTCAGATATAAGCGATCCTTTTACAACTACGAGTGAAGGTTTATGGAAATTACCATTATTAGGAGAAACCACTATAAGCGATGGCGTAAATGATATTAAAATGTTTTCAGAAACTATTTGCGAAATAAAATATACTCCTATTGTATGTACTTTTATAAATCGTTTTGGTGGTTGGGAATATATTACTTTCTTTAAAGCTAATACGCAAGGTATAGACGTAAAATCTAAAGACTTTGACCTTATGCCAAGCGGTGTAAATTATAATGTCTTACAAGGTCAAAAACAACGTTTTAATTTTCAAGGCACGCAAAAGGTGAAATGTAATACAGGTTGGGTTAATGAAAACTACAGCGAGTTAATTCAGGATTTACTTTTAAGCGAAGTAGTATTATTAGACAATAAACCAGCAATCGTTAAGAGTCAATCCTTTGAAATTAAAACACACCTAAAAGATAAGAACATAAACTACGAAATTGATTTCGAATTTAACTACGGATTAATAAATGACGTAATATGATAGTTGAATTATACATATACATTGATGAGGTTGCAAGGCGTATTGAATTATTTGATGATGAGAAAATAAGCGTTACTTCTTCTATTCAAAATATAAACGATATATCGAAAGTCTTTACTGATTATTCGCAGTCTTTTACTATTCCAGCAAGTGCAAACAATAATGACATATTTAAGTATTGGTATGAATCAGGAATCGACAATGGATTTAATCAAGGAATCAGATATAACGGATTTATTAAAATAGATACGCAGACTTTTCGTGTTGGTAAATGGCAGTTAGAAAGTGCAAGCGTAAAAGAAAATAGAGTAGAAAATTATAAGATTACATTCTATGGTGATTTAAAATCTTTAACAGATAAATTCGGAGAAGATAAACTAAAAGATATCGAAACGCTAAACGATTATTCTTTAAACTATACAGGTGCAAATATTCAAACAAGTATCACAACTGCTACGGATTTTGATATACACTATCCTTTAATTAGTTCTTCAAGGTCTTGGCAAAGTGGTGGCGGTGGTGCTAACGATATTACTTCTGTAAGTACTCCGATTCACTTTAGCGAGTTATTCCCTGCTATTAAATTAAAAAGAGTATTTGATGCGATTGAAACAAAATACAATTTAACCTTTAGCGGTGACTTTTTAAATCAATCAAGATTTACACAAGCTTATTTGTGGTTAAAAAATTCAGAGCAAAGAACGTTATTGCAAAAGAATGAAAAGCAACTTATAACTTTAGTTCCTGATAGTAGTAGTGAGTTTTTTTTAATTGAAGATGACACGTTAAAAGTTTTAACATTTACTGCTCCTGATGTAACCGATGTACGTTTTAAAATGACTATCACATTTACAGGTGC